ACAATGTCGATAAGTATAAGGATGTGCCGAACCGGTATCGTGCCGGTGACGTGGTGTCTATAGATGGAGAGAGTACAAAGGTCTATGTAAACGGGATGCCGGCAAAAGGAGATGAGATTAATGGATCCAATTATCCAAAAGTTCCACCGGGGACAACGGAAGTCCAGTTCTGCTATTCTTCCTTTTCATATCCACCGCCGCATATTAAAGCAAAAATACGGGAGGTATATTTGTAATGGATAACATCAGGATCGCGATTTTAAGCGCGAATAACACACCAGTAGCGTTTATGGACAATCAGCACAAGAAGTCCATGCACTACTGGGGAGATGAATTGCACGAATACTTACAGGGTGCGGCAAATACTTACACCTTTACGGTGTCCGCAAAGCATCAGGATGCAGAGAATGTTACCGCCGGGAATAAGGTGGCGTTTATACACAAAGGGAAATCCTACTATCTAAACATCGTAAATACAGACCAAACAGAACAGACAATCACGGCTACGGCATGGTCGTTATCTTTTGAGCTAATCAACGAGGATGCCGGAGAGTACAAAGCCGGAAAAGCAATGAGCTTTGAGGAGTACCTTGCCGTTTTTGATGCTGAGAGAACACTAAAACTGGGGCTCAATGAGGTATCAGATAAGCGGATCACCAACGAATGGACAGGTACAACGTCCGTATTAAAGAGATTATTCTCTCTGGCTAATGTATTTTCTGCGGAGATCGAGTTTGAGACAGTGCTTAACAGCGATTACTCCTTAAAAGAGATTGTGCTGAATGTATATCGGAAACACTCCGATACAGACAGCGGAGTCGGAGAATACCGGAATGACATTGTACTGCGGTACGGGAAAGGAATTACCGGAATTCGAAAAACCACAGATGCCGAGAAGCTTTACACCTGCATCCAGCCGACCGGAAAGGACGGGCTGACTATTAACGGTCTGGATAAAAAAGAATACGATGCAAGCGGACGTTTGGAATACTTTACGGATGGCGCAATCATCCGGGCACCACAGGCAAGAGACCGGTTCCCATCCAATATCGTAAATAAGGCTGATGCTTATATCCTGATGCGTAAAGAGTACGATACAGACAGCAAGGACAAGCTCTATAGCATGGCTCTGTCTGATCTTAAAACAGCATCCGAACCAGTAGTGACCTACGAGGTTGATGGATATTTTGACACCAACATCGGGGACACCGTGAGGATGCAGGATCAGGAGTGGACACCAGTCCTTTATCTACAGGCAAGAGTATCAGAACAGATCAGGAGTCTTACCAATCCAAAAACTGCAAAGACGGTATTTACAAACTACAAAGAGCTTACATCCGAAATTTCGGATAGCTTGTTGCAGAGGATGGAAGATCTTATCAACAAAAATAAGGTTTATACTTGCTCTATCTCAACAAACAATGGCATCATCTTTAAAAATGGTATCGGCAGCACTACTCTGATAGCTTACGCTTACGATAACGGCGTGGATGTGGCAGACAAGCTACAATTCCGATGGAGCAAGGATGGACATGAGTTTTATGTTGGTAAGAGCGTGACGGTTAATGCAGAGGATGTGGATGTCAAGGCGGTTTACTCTTTTACGGCGTTTGAAAATGGTGTGCGTAGAGGGTATTACGAGGTCACGATCACGGATGTAATGGACGGAGAGGATGGTCAGGACGGAACAACTTATTACACATGGTTTAAATTTGCTGATGACGAATATGGAAATGGAATGTCCAGTAGTCCGGACGGAAAAGAATACTTGGGAATCGCCTACAATAAGGAGACTCCGGTAATGTCCAATAATCCGGAAGATTACCAGTGGGCAAGAATCACCGGAGAGGGAGTGCCAGGGAAGCCCGGAGATGACGGGAAAACTTACTATACGTGGGTGAGATATGCGGATGATGCCAGTGGAAGTGGGATGTCCGACAGCCCGAATGGAAAATATTACATCGGATTTGCCTATAACAAGGAATCTCAAACGGAAAGTAATAATCCGGCAGATTACCAGTGGTCGAAATATAAGGGGGATGACGGCAAAGATGGTACGGATGGAGCAATAAAATCCGAAACACCACCAGACGATAAGACTAAACTCTGGTACGACACGGTAAACAACGTCCTTAAGTACTGGGACGGCGAAAAATGGGTAGAAGCATACACGGGAGACATCGAAGACGCGAAAGATGCGGCAGGAAACGCACAGGAATCCGCCAACACAGCAATCTCCAGTGTCAATAATATAAATACCAGTCTCGAAAAGTACAAGAATGAGGTTCGCGCCGAGTTTAAGAATACCGTAACTTACGTAAACGGCAAGACGGAAGTTATCGATACATGGGTGCGACAGGGGTCGGATGGAGTTGCGCCGTTTTTGGAACTGGGTGGAACAAGTAATGACCTGAAGGCAAGGTTGACGAACTCGCGCCTAGGATTTTACGAAGGAGACAAAGGGCTGGCGTATTTTGGAAATGAAAAAGCATATATGCCGGTGGCAGAAGTTGATAACCTAAGCGCCAAAAGGGTTGGTGTAGGTAACTATGCAATGTTGGACAATGGGGACGGGCATCTGTCACTGATATATATTGAGTAGGAGGGACTTATGGCAGGAACGGGGAGAATCTATGTCACGGCAGTCCGTGGTGTAGGGGATGCGAATCTCACACATCAGTACGATGTGGATATCAGGTTTGATATTGCGTTTGACTGGGGTGGATACAATTATGGCGGTGCACCATACAGCATGAGCTGTGACGGGCAGAACACCTCCGGAAGCGCAACATTTGCAGTTGGAAGCGGTGGAGGGAACTGGATATGGACAAACATTGGCGGAACTAAGACATTCCGTATTACGATGCCGACAAGCGGACAGCCCAAGAACATAGGATTTTCCGCAACAATTAACACGGGAATCAACCCGTCCACAATCTCAGCAAGCGGAAGTTACGCACTCTCGGCTATCACGTGGGAACATACCGTATCTTACAATGCAAACGGAGGAACGGGCGCGCCGGGCAGTCAAAAGAAAATATATGGGTCAAACTTAACCCTATCCTCTGCACGCCCTACACGAGACGGGTATGTATTTATGGGTTGGGCAACGTCATCTGCCGGAGAGGTGTCGTACATGCCGGGGTCTACTTACGGCACAGATGTGGATATCACCTTGTATGCAGTCTGGAAAATTGCGTATATCCAACCGACAATTACAAATCTAAAAGCGCTGCGGTGTGACTCAAAAGGGAACGCTATGGGAGACGGAACCTATATCAAAGTGTCTGGAACATGGAAGGTGGACAGGACGTTAAACAGCTCCAACATCGCGACCAGCATAAAAATAGAGTACAAGAAAACGAGTACCGGATCCTTAGTCAAAGTCAGTGAAACGAAGCCAAATGCAGCAAGTGGGGAAATTTCGTCTGTAATAGGAAATGGACAAATATCTGCATCGTATGTGTATTTTGTGATTGTTACAATCACAGACTTAAACGGAAACAAACAGGAAGAAGTGATTGTTCCCGCGCAGTTCCGGGCGTTGGATGTTGCAAATAAAGGCAGGAGCATTGCTTTTGGTGGAACAGCAAGTGACAGAGAAGAGGGATATGATTTCTATCAAGATGTGAGGTTTCACGGAAAGTTATTACTGGGAGATCAAGAATTGATGGGGATCAAGGAACATGATTCCGGACAGGTGAGAGGCCCTTATGCGAACGTAAACAGCAGTAATCACATGCAGGTGTGGTTGTATAAAATCGGCAAGATCGTACACTGCAAAATCGAGATGTTGGCACAGTTTCCGAACAGCGGGTATTTCAATGATTTTGACGAGGTGGCCATCCCGGAAGAATTCCGTCCGAAATACCATGTATTCTGTGCGTGCCCGGAAGTAGTCGCAGGGACGATCATCGGAACTGGAAGATATCGTATAGGAGACAAGATTTCTCTGGATGTGGAAAAGAAAGATTATGCAGAGCGAACGATTTGTACATCTTGGATTGCATCGTCTTAGGAGGTTATGATGGAAAACAGAATAGTAACAGCAGTTTTTAAGGGCTCCAAAAACACTAAAGTAAGTGATGTCTGGCAGTGGGACTATGGCCAGGTATTGAGAATTCAAGGGCTCGATTTGCCAACTGCAGTGGAGGTGGATTTTGCGGTTGCAGGAGCGAGTGAATCCATTGCGAGAATTGGAACAACAAAGGACGGCGTGACGGATGTTGTTATACCAGACTCACTAATCGAGACTGGGAAAAACCTTGTAGCCTATATCTATCTCAGAGATTCAGCATCCGGCAACACGGAGTACCAGATTGACATGCTCGTCACCAAGCGGGCAAAGCCGGAAGCCTACGATAGGCCGGAAGATAAAGAATTGTTTGGCCAAGCTATCGAAGCGGTTAATACCGCCGCAGACCGGGCAGAAAAGGCGGGGCAGGCAGCACAAGAAGCCGCTCAAAAAGCAGGACTGGATGCTGAACAGACAGCGCAAGACAGAGCGGAAGTGGCTAAGATGGTAGAGACGGTCGCCGATATTTCTGAACAGGTCAAAAAGGTTGAGGAGTTAAGCAACAAAGCACAAGAATCCGCTACGCAAGCCGGGGCATCAGCGGTAGCAACAGAAAAAGCTAAAGCACAGGCCGAAACAGCGGCAGGGAAGACGGCAGAGGATAGAATAGCAGTCAATCAAGCAAAGATAGCCGTAGATGAAGTACAGGAAGCGGTAAGAGCCGATAGAGCAGCCGTGGAAGAAGTAAAACAGAGCGTAGAACAGCTAAGCAATGCGATACCAGAATCTACACAAGCAGGTGTACAAGCGGTCAATCAAGCCAGACAGACAGCGGTGGATGAAATCGCACGAACTGGAACATCTCATAAGACAGCCGTAGAGGGCGCAGGGACGCAAGCGGTTGAGAGTGTGGAGAATGTGCAACAGGTAGCCACAGAAGCCGTGGAAACAGCGAAAACCGAAGCCGTACAGGCAGTACAGGCAGAGGGAGCGAAGCAGATCAAGGAAGTACAGGATAAAGGCGCAGAGGTATTGCAGTCTATTCCGGAAGACTTTGCAACGCAGATGGAAACTAAGCTGAATAAACAGCAGGGAATCGAGAACAAGGGTAAAGTTCTTGTGATCGAAGAAGATGGTAATGTAGTGCCTGGAGAAGTCGCTAGTGGTGGCGGAGATGGTATTGCAATTATAAACACCATGAGTGGAGAAAGCCCACTTGTGATACCGGATAGTGCTGAGAGAGTAAATAAGAGGTTGGAGCTTGGTGGGAAGACGGAGCAGGTGCAGACTACAGGAGCGAATCTATTTGACGAAAAGTTACTTTTAGATTTTGACAGCGAAAATTATAATAAAACACAATCAGGAAGCGGATTTTATTATTATAAATTTCCGGTAAACGGTACAGTTACAGTATCTACTAAAAATGTAAACAAAAACGGCGAATATCTGACAGTAGGGATAAAACCGGACGGTAGCGATAAAACATGGCTATCGCACGGATCTGCGTATATTTCCAAGTATAAGACATTGACGCCAGAAGATGGAAACATTTACTTAGGAGTCAATAACAATCTCGAAAGAGTTAAGAGTATGATACAAAACGCTGGTGGAATCATCATAAACGAGGGTTCCGTCGCTAAACCTTACGAACCCTACACCGATGGTAAACCATCCCCAAGCCCAGAATATCCGCAGGAAATCAAAAACTCTGGAAAGTGGAATGAGGAGAAACAGAAGTATGAGATTGTTATGCAGGTAAAAGGGGCGGATACGGAGTTGCAATCCCTCACTCTCACATCCGACCGCCCACTCACAAAGTGGGACAGACTGGTAGAGCAGGGTGGAGAGATTGGGTGGTTGTATAAAAGTAGAATAGCCGAAATTCCAAAAACTGGATATGCGCTGAAAAACACCAACGAAAACAGATATGGTGTTTATTTTTCGAAGTCAAGTATATTCAAAGATGCTGTGGTAACTAAAGGTAGTCCAGAAAAAGATTCTAATATTTTTACTCATTTCAAGCCTGGAAATCCGTATGCATCTAATGGGAACATAGCTTGGTTGTATGTAGCCGGAGGCAATACTGATTTGAGAATTAAGGTTGATGATGAAACAATAAACACTGTCGAATTATTTGAACAATATATATCAGACAAGGACATTAAAATTCTTTACGAAACGGAATCCACCGAATTCGTTTCACTTCTGGAAGAAGAACAAAACGCTATCCGAGCATTAAAAACCTACTACCCTACCACAGTCATCACAGTGGACGGAGGGGAGCTTGACCCAGACATTAAAGTAACCTATACGGCGGATACAAAGAACTATATTGATGGAAAAGTGTCTGCAAAAGTGGCAAGTATATTAAGACAATACCAGGCTGACACAGCAAATCTGCTATCTTTAATGCCTATGGAAACACAGGCAACAATGATAGAAAATGACACGAATAACATTTTAAACAACTTAGAAAGTGAGGAAGCACATGAATAACACAGTAATCGTAAAATTAATGACAAATTTGATTGAAAAGAAGTTTTACAACACAAAGGATGAAGCGGTTGCAAAACTGGATATCTATTTTGCAATGAGCAGAATCAGCGAAGAGGAATATGCGACACTGGTGCTGTTGGCAGAGACAACTTACGCAGAAGTACAGACTGTTTAGACATTTTTATAGGTGGCGAATATGGAGATCAGGGCAAGACCGTAATGGTCTTATTTTTATACTTTAAAAACCGGAGGGAAAACATGACAGAAAATGAAGTAGAAGTGAAACTTGCAGAGCACGGAAAAGAAATCGGCTCATTAAAGCATCGAATGAAAGAAGCAGAGGACGTTGTGAGCGTGGTACATCAACTGGCACAAGAAATGGTAGGGCTAACCAAAGAGGTCTGCTTCATGAACCAGACGTTGGTACAACTCACCGCAAAGGTGACGCATCTTGAGCAGACACCAGCTAAGAGATGGGATGGGGTTGTTACCGCTCTCATTGGAGCTATTATCGGTGCAGTAGCAGCAATGCTTTTTTAAGGAGGTAGAACCATGAAAAAAATCAATTGGATTGTAAGAATTAAAAACAAGGCTTTCTGGGTAGCGCTGATCCCGGCAATCTTACTGTTGATACAGGCAATTGCAGCAGTGTTTGGATTTGTGATTGATCTTGGAGAACTTGGAGACAAGTTGTTGACTGTAGTCAATGCGCTGTTTGCAGTGCTGGCAATCCTTGGTGTAGTGGTAGACCCAACGACACCTGGAACAGGAGATTCGGAGAGGGCACTTACATATAAGTAAATAGCTAGAGAGCTTGGAAACAGGCTCTCTTTTATTGTGCGACGTCGCACAAGGAGGTGAGAACATGAGCGAACAGAACGAATTTGGCAGAGTATCCGTAGAGGAACTGGAAAAAGCATTTGAAACAGAAGAGCAGGAGGAACAGGAGTAATGAAAATTGGCTTAAGGGGAGGACACTCCCCAAATTGTAAAGGAGCAATCGGTCTGATCGATGAGCAGGCAGAAGTGCGGAAGATCTACAATGAGCTTGTACCAATGCTACAGGCAGTCGGTCATACTGTGGTTGATTGTAATTCCAACGCATCCAATGCGTCTGGTGAACTGTCTGACGGCACAAATAAGGCGAATAGTGCCGGGTGCGATATTTACGTAACTTTGCACATGAATGCGGCAGGAGCGGCGTCAGCGGGCGGCACAGAGGTGTGGTTATACGATGCATCTAACCAGACAATGAACACGATCGCAAGCAATATCTGCCAGAATTTCGCAAATAAAGGATTTGCTAACCGTGGTGTAAAGTACAGTTCGGGATACCATGATCTGAATGCATCCAATATGCCCGGTATGATCGTGGAAACATTATTTTGCACCGGCGCAGATGATGTAGCACGGTATCGTAGTTTAGGCACAAAAGGAATTGCGGAGCTGATTGCAAAGGCGATTGACAGTAGAGCGTCTGCATGCAGCGAACAAAAAAATAACCAGAATACAGGAATCGAACAGGAAGGAGAAGAAGAGATGAAATGTTTATTTA